GTTCAGGTGTCGGTAGTTACTCAATTATCTAAGCAGGATAGTAGACATCCTGCTGTCCACATATGCGACATGTTTGAATTACTTCGACAACAATCATTCCGTCAATCTCGTGCTCAAGTTCCTGGTAATCTAGAAACTCTTCAGCACGATATTCTATTACGTAACAAATCCAATGATTATCATTGGCTTGCACGTAACACTCTGGATATTGGTCATTCTTCATTAAGACCATCTCCATGTTCACTATTCAACCAACAAACCCAGCACCAATACAACTTCGACATAACCATGTCAACTTTCTCCTGAGACCAACCATCGCTGGGTGTTTGAGCATCAGCCCAGTAATCATTCATTACTGCCTTCATCAACGTAAGAGGCCCTGCTATTGATGCCCAACGTATATTGTTCTCACCCAAGTGTTCTGCGCCCATGTCAGACCATTTATCACCGTGAAATTTAGTCTTGATATTGTATCTCATTCTTTTTCCTCCTGGTAAAATTCAGAAAGTGCTTTATTCCATGAAGCTAATAGCTCCGGATTGTTAACTCTCAACCATTGAACAAATTCACCGTGAGTTTTCATGCCTCTTCCTCCTGAAGAAAACTTGTTATTTGTCTCTGGTATGTTACGAGACGTGCACAAGCTTCGTAACCCATCGTCTCAATTAGCGCAGATATGCATTGTGATGTTTTATATCCAGCCTTTTTCAGTTCTTTTAGTACCTTATCGGCACGGTCGCTTACGGTTATGGAGTATTGATTCGCCATGAAACTCCCAGTAGTAATAATGTTATAACTATATCCCAAAAAAAAAAGCCTACGGCAGAATAATATAATGGAGGTTTGCATAGGAGGAGGGTGGGGATGGATGGTAAAATTAGTCCGATGCGTCGCTTCGCTCCGGAAGATTTGCTGCAAATTTCTGGGGAAACCTATGATGAACGGTTTAGTTTATACACCGTCGAATAACCCAAGGTAGTATGGCGACCGCAAAAACTGGCTCCTTTTACCTGACTGAAACTGTAACTATACCTGCTGGAACTGCTGCTGGCGTACGTGTCCAAGGCTCAATTGACCTTGGAGCATATGTCAACGTCGCAACTGGCCAAGCAATTGCAATTGAAGAAGTAGATTTTATCTGGCAACGTGGAGCAACACTTGACCAATCGCCTAACAGTTTCCTTGCCGGAAATGGTGCATTGAGTTGCCAACTTACAGACCTGAACCCAGGAACTGCCTTTGTTCGTGCTGATAATCAATCTCTTATCGCTTCAGGAGCTTTGGCAATCGATGATGTCAACAACGTGGCTTCTCACGTTACCGACCTTTACCCAGACAATTTCGGACCTGCTGCACTAAGCGAAGCCTTCATGGTAGTCAACGATTCACTCTATTTAGTAGGCGGTTCTGATGTTGCTAACTTGGCTGGCTCTGATGCTTTTCTCACTGCTCGTATTCGATGTAGAGTCGTTAAACTTGGAACTAAAGACTGGATGGCCATCGCTATACAATCAACCGCTAGTGACAACTGAGGTTGATTACTTTGGCTTGCGAAACGTGCAGACTCCTCAAGGAGTTGCTTGAAAGTGCTGGCGTTACTCCTGAAGTTGCTGGCCCCGTTAGTAAGTTGGCTGAACCGGCGGAAAGGAAAGTCAAGCGCAAAGCTTCAGATTACAGTAAGCGGTATGGTAGAAACTTCAAGCGAGTCGCCAAGAAGTACAAACTCAAGTCCGGAGCTTGGGCAAAGAACGGATTCAAACGAGCACAACGTGAAGCTCACAGACTTACCAAGAAAAAGAAATAAATTTTGATGTGATACAATGGATAGTAAGGAAAGAAGATTAGCAGCCATGCACCCAGCCTTAGTATCTACTTATTCTGGTGCAGCGGGATGGGCTAACCTAAACGGTTGGCAAACAGTACCTGGAATAGATACTATGTTATTTCATGAAACCCAAATAGATTTGTCTGGTTATGCGATGGATTCACTTACGTTCTTTCCCACGTCGTTAGGACTGCAAGACCCAGGCATTTACACGTTAGGTGCAGGAGCAGGTTCTACCTACAGTGGCCTTCAGGTATTAGACATAGTTACGTCCGTTCCTATGATTGAAAGCGAGATTAGTGATGTTCAGTCTGTAGAAAATACTGGACCTGGTATGCTAGGTAGTACACATGAGTTTGAGACAATACTTTTTGGGAGCTTCAGATTCTTTACGTTTAACAATCAAATTCTTTATCCAGGTTATCAACAGTTAGAACGCTCACAAAGGTTTGACTCTGGAGAACCGACAGCAGCAGACAAATTGTATTGCTACCGAATCGTAACTCTATTGGTTGGAGATTTAGATGACAATTCATTTCTCAACATACCTGCTGCACGTCAACTCGTTGCAGGTGTTATGGGTGAAGAATCTGAACTCGTGTACATGCAACGTCTGAAGAGAAGTTACGAACTTGCGAACCAGGTGTGAACATGGAGGCGCAGCTTCCAGACATGTTCCCGTCGTATGATGACAGAATTGAATTGATACGTCCACTTGCTCAAACCATCATCGATGCAACAACCGCGGATAAGTTCCCAGTTCAAGAAGTTCTTGACCTTGGCATTCCTTTGATTTACGAAGAGCAGCCAAAAGATTTGTACTCGCCACAACAACGTGAGCTTCAGAAATGGCTTCAAGACAAAAAGAAAAATCTACCTAACTTGAGAAACGTTCCTGGCCCAGTCAAATTGGCAGGTGCGTAGATTGTCGCAATTGCGTATTCTACTGGGTCAATGGGAATTGGAGCTTCATCACCAGAGATTCAACAATACGATGAATCCGCGTTTGGTTCAGGTGTCGGTAGTTACTCAATTATCTAAGCAGGATAGTAGACATCCTGCTGTCCACATATGCGACATGTTTGAATTACTTCGACAACAATCATTCCGTCAATCTCGTGCTCAAGTTCCT